CTGGATGTACAATTACAAATCCTGGTAGTGGTTACACTATGGCACCAACGGTAAGTATTTCAGATACTGCTGGAGATAAAGATTACTCTTCTTCCGGATTGACAACTGCCATTGTAAGAGCAAACGTTTCTGCAGAAAATAAAGTAACTTCAATTCACATTATAAATTCAGGACTTGGATATGCTTCTGCACCATCTGTAACCATAGCAGATCCTCCCACGGGAATTGGAACATTTACCTTTAATGAACTTGTTACAGGTTCAATTTCTGGTGCAAAAGCTAGAGTTAAGACATGGAACAAAACTAATAAAATTCTTAAGGTTGGAACAACAAATGGAACATTTGTTCCGGGAGATGTTATTGTTGGATCGGCATCATCTGCAAGATATTCAGTTGATATTATTCAATCTGCAGAGTTTGCTGATAAATACGATAAAGGTGATGAAATAGAAACATTAGCAGACACCTTTTTGGATTTTACAGAAACTAACCCATTTGGTACATATTAATGTTAGGGACTTATTACTATCATGAGATAATGAGAAAAACAATTGTTGCCTTTGGCACAATGTTTAATCAAATTTATATAAGACATGATGATGCATCTGGAAATACTTATAGTGATTTAAAAGTTCCTTTGGCATACGGACCATCTCAAAAATTTCTTGCTAGATTAGAACAACAAGGAGATTTAAACAAACCAGTTCAAATCACTCTTCCAAGAATGTCATTTGAAATGAACAATATTCAATATGACTCCACAAGAAAAACTGGTATTACACAAACTTTTAAAGCAGTTGATAAAAACACCTCTGCCGTAAAAAAAGTTTTTATGCCAGTTCCATATAATATTGGATTTGAACTCAATATTCTTTCAAAATTAAATGATGATGCACTTCAAATTGTTGAACAAATTTTACCATATTTTCAACCATCATTTAATGTTACAGTAGATTTAATTAGTTCTATTGGTGAAAAAAGAGATGTTCCTATTGTTTTAGATAGTATATCATTTCAAGATGATTATGAAGGAGATTTTTCTACAAGAAGAGCATTAATTTATACTCTCAGATTTACTGCCAAAACATATCTATTCGGTCCTGTTGCTGATAGTTCCGAAGGTCTTATCAAGAAAGTTCAAGTTGATTATTATGCAGATACGAATACGCAAACTGCCAAACGTGAGATGAGATACAAAGCAACACCGAAGGCATTGACAGATAAAAATGATGATGGTGTTATAAATGAGGCAGATGATGCTTTGCTAACAGCAGATGATGATTTTGGATTTAATGAAACAACCACTTTCTACTCAGATTCCAGAACATATAGCCCAACTCAACAAACTGATATTTAATAAATCATGACTGATAATAATATGAATGATATTGTGCCAGTTTCTGGTGAAATTATTCCAGAAAATAAAGATATTCAAAAAGATTATGAATACACTAGAGCAAATTTGTACTCGTTAATTGAGAAGGGTCAAGAAGCAATTAATGGTATAATGGAACTTGCCGGTGAAGGAGGTAGTCCCAGAGCATATGAAGTTGCAGGTCAATTAATTAAAAGTGTCGCTGATACAACCGATAAATTGGCAGATCTTCAGAAAAAAATAAAGGATCTTGAGGAGGACGGAAATAAAACACCAAATAGTGTCACTAACAATGCCGTATTTGTGGGTTCTACATCCGAACTTCAAAAAATGTTAAAGCAAGGTTTTCTAAATAATAACACGGATCCAAAATAAAAGATGTCGAAGTGTAAGACAGGTTACTATTACTGTTATACAGACAAAAAATGTAAACCAATCTCTAAGGGTTTAAAAGTAACTGCTAGATTTTCTGGTGATGGAAAAGAACCTGAAGAAGTTGGTATTGATAAATCGTTAAATGGTAATGGAGATGGAAACGGGATCTCTAATGGTGGATCTAATGGGGGAGTTAGTGAAGGATCGCTTCATAAATGGTTTAAGGGATCTAAATCGAAAGATGGTAAAGGTGGATGGGTCAATGTCGTTACAGGTGGAACTTGCGCCAGTGATGAACCGGGAGAGGGAACACCAAAATGTGTTTCATCAGCAAAACGAGCAAGTATGAGTAAGGCAGAAAGACTTTCTGCTGCTAGGAGAAAAAAGAAAGCAGACCCAGGACAACAGCAAAAATCTGGTGCCGCAAAACCAACATACGTCTCTACAGATAAAAATAAAATGAAAAAAGAAGAAGTAGAAGTAACAGAAGCAAAAGACAAAAAAGGTAAGGGTAGTGGTAAAAAAGATGCCTGCTATCATAAGGTAAAGTCTAGATATAGTGTCTGGCCCTCTGCATATGCCTCAGGTGCCCTTGTGAAGTGCCGTAAGGCAGGTGCTGCTAATTGGGGTAATAAGTCCGAGTCTGTGGATTACTCAAACTGGAGAGATGACTTTAAGGCAATAAATTATGAGTTCATCGATCTCATTAAACCAGAACCTCTAACTGGTGAAAAAATTAATGAGGGTCAAAAATGTTGGAAGGGTTATGAAAAGAAAGGAACCAAAAAAATGTTTGGTAAGACCTATAACAACTGTGTAAAGAAAGAAGAAACTGAAATCAAAGAGAAAAAAGATCCTTGCTGGGATACTCATAAGCAAGTAGGTATGAAGAAAAAGAATGGGAGAATGGTTCCTAATTGCGTTCCAAAAGAAGAATTTTCTGATTGGAGATCTGAGTTAGATGAGGGAGCTGCCTGGACAAAAAAGTCTGGTAAAAATGCTTCAGGTGGATTAAATGAAAAAGGTCGTAAGTCCTATGAAAGAGAAAATCCTGGTTCAGATCTAAAAGCACCATCTAAAAAAGTTGGTAATAAAAGAAGATCATCATTCTGTGCAAGAATGAAAGGTATGAAAAAGAAACTTACATCTTCCAAAACAGCAAATGATCCAGATAGCAGAATCAATAAATCTCTGAGAGCTTGGAATTGTTAATTTGATGTTATGAGTGAAGTATATCTTGGTAATCCTAATTTAAAAAAAGCAAATACACCGATCCAATTCACTGAGGAACAAGTAATTGAGTTTCTCAAATGCAAAGAAGATCCGGTGTATTTTGCTAATAATTATATTAAAATTGTTTCTCTTGATGAAGGTCTAACGCAATTTCACCCATATGACTTTCAAGAAAAACTAATTAATAATTTTCATAATAACAGATTTAATATCTGTAAGATGCCAAGACAGACTGGTAAATCTACTACGGTGGTATCTTACCTTTTACACTATGCCGTATTTAATGATAGTGTAAACATTGGTATTCTGGCAAACAAAGCAGCGACTGCAAGAGAATTGTTGCAAAGATTGCAAACTGCTTATGAGAACTTGCCTAAATGGATGCAACAGGGTATATTATCCTGGAACAAAGGATCTATGGAGTTAGAAAATGGCAGTAAGATATTGGCAGCTTCTACGTCTGCAAGTGCTGTCCGAGGCATGTCGTTTAACATTCTCTTCCTCGACGAATTTGCCTTCGTTCCAAACCATGTTGCAGACTCGTTCTTTGCCTCTGTTTATCCTACTATTACTTCTGGTAAAAACACCAAGGTAATTATCGTATCTACTCCACACGGTATGAATCATTTCTACCGTATGTGGCATGATGCCGAAAGAAGTAAAAATGAGTATATTCCCACCGATGTTCATTGGTCAGAAGTTCCTGGTAGAGATGAAAAATGGAAGGCAACAACTATTGCCAATACTTCGGAACAACAGTTCAAGGTTGAGTTTGAATGTGAGTTCTTAGGTTCTGTCAATACTCTTATTAATCCAGCGAAATTAAAAAACCTTGTATACGAGAATCCCATAAAAAGAAATGCCGGATTAGATATTTACGAAGATCCTCAGGAGAATCATGAATATCTTCTGACAATTGACGTGGCAAGAGGAATAGGAAATGATTATTCGGCATTTATTGTTTTTGACATAACACAGTTTCCGTATAAGATAGTAGCAAAATATAGAAATAATGAAATTAAACCCATGCTATTTCCAAATATCATCAATGATGTTGGAAAGGGATATAATAATGCATGGGTACTAATAGAAGTAAATGATATTGGAGATCAAGTAGCTTCCATTATGCACTATGATTTAGAATATGATAATATTCTCATGGCAGCAATGAGAGGTCGTGCCGGACAAGTTGTAGGAACAGGATTTAGTGGTAAAAAATCACAACTTGGTGTCAGAATGACTGCGGCAGTTAAAAAGTTAGGATGCTCCAACTTAAAAACTATGATGGAGGACGATAAACTACTAACTACGGATTATGAAATTATATCAGAACTTACCACATTTGCACAGAAAGGAAATTCTTTTGAGGCAGAAGAAGGATGTAATGATGATTTGGCAATGTGTCTTGTAATATTCTCATGGTTAGTGGCACAAGATTATTTCAAAGAAATGACAGAGAATGATGTTCGTAAAAGAATATATGAAGAACAGAGAAATCAAATAGAACAGGATATGGCACCTTTTGGATTTATAGAAACTGGATTTGAAACGAGTAATTTTGTAGATGCCGATGGAGATAGATGGTATGCAGATGAATATGGAGATAGATCTTATATGTGGGATTATATGTAATGGATTTTGATAGTCAGATAAATCTAGAACATCTGCTTTTTTATGATAGAGAATGTAGAACCTGCCATAAGACAAAAAATTTATTAGAAGACTTTTATCTTATAAGAAAAAATAGAGGAGCACTACCATCTTCTTATTCATATGAGTGTAAAGAGTGTACTATCGATAGAGTAAAGAGTAATAAAAAATGTAATAATGTTTGGGAATATCCTGATTGGTAGTTCATGCATCGTTTCCCCACTGTAAATACCCCTTTTCCTAAATATTTTTAGGTAATTTGGATTGCGAGGAAAAGCAAGATGCCATTAAATTTAGCATCTCCTGGAATTCTGATAAGAGAAGTTGACCTCACTCAAGGTAGAGTTGATCCAACTTCCGATAAGATCGGCGGTATTGT